AACTGGCAACACAATTCGGGCAAAGAACCGAAGCGAACGCTTAAACCTCAAGCGTTACGCAGTGCAAGAGAAAGACGCAGACAGTTAAAAAAGCGTCTACTTAATACCTCTTCCCCACGGAAGGGGTTTTATAATGTGTACATACAAGAGGGAGCACATGAACAAAACAATCAACATCGAGATCAAAGGTCAATTAGCAAAACTACTTGCTACTGAAGATTTGATTATAGAGAACAAACAGGTAGAGACTGCGATGTTTAATGTTGATACTCGTGTTTTGACTTTGCCTATGTGGGATGCAGAAGAGAATGTATATGATATGTTAGTTGCTCATGAAGTAGGACATGCTTTATTCACACCTAATAAAGATCCAAGAAAAGGTATTCCTCAGACATTCATTAATGTTACAGAAGATGCTCGCATTGAGAAGTTGATGAAGCGTAAGTATGAAGGTCTTCCTAAGACATTCTATGGTGGTTATAATCAATTATATAAGGATGACTTCTTTGATCTTGCTGGTGTTGATATTGATGATATGAATCTTGCTGATAGAATTAACCTTCACTTTAAAATTGGTCCTTTTATGGGAATCAAGTTTAATGAGGAAGAGCAAGAGATTGTTGATGCAACTGCTAATGCAGAGACTTTTGACGATGCTGAAGATGCTGCAGAGATGTTGTACAACTACTGTAAGAAAGAACTTGCAGAGCAAGAAGCACAAGAGAAGAAGGAAGAAGAAGAATTTGAAGCGATGATGAAGATGCAAGGAGAGGGTATAGGTGAAGATGATTTGAATGATGATGTTTTTGAATCATACAATGAAGATAAGATTGAAGATACTGATGGAGATGGAGAAAGTCCTATAAAGGATGGTCGTCCAGATTTAGGTGAAGATGAGACTGAGTATGATGAGATTACTGAGAGGGTATCAGGAAATGAAGCAAGTGGTCCTCCTGAGAAGGATGATCTACCAGACGAACCTCAAGTTAGAACTGATCAAGCATTAGCAAAAGCAATTAGAGATCTAGTTAATGATGAAGCACAACCAAATGAATATATTGAATTACCTGATCTAAACTTGAATACAGTTATCAATCCAAATGCTGCTGTTCATGCTCATATAGAAGAATATTGGAGACAGCATGAGGAGGATAGAAAAGATTATCGTGAAGGGTATGAGTACCTTTTATCAGACTATGCTACAGTTGAACAGGCATATCAAAAGTATAGGAAGGAAGCACAAAAAGAAGTAAACTATCTTGTCAAAGAATTTGAATGTAAGAAGGCAGCAGATTCATATGCAAGAGCAACAGTATCTAAGACAGGAGTTCTAGACTGCTCTAAACTTCATACCTATAAGTATAATGAAGATTTATTCAAGAAGGTAACAACTCTTGCTGATGGTAAGAATCATGGTCTAGTATTCATTCTTGATTGGTCAGGTTCAATGTCAAACTGCCTGATGGATACTCTTAAGCAGTTATACAATCTTGTATGGTTTTGCAGAAAGGTTGCTATTCCTTTTAAGGTTTATGCTTTTACCTATGAGTTCAATCGCAGTATGCAAGGTAATGGATATGATCTTCTTCAACACTATACTCCAAAGGATGGATTACTTGCTGTAGACGATAGATTCTCTTTAATGGAATTCTTTACCAGTGATTCAACCAGTAAAGAGTCTGAGCATCAATTGTTGAATATCTGGAAGATTGCATATGGAATGAAGCATTATTGCTCATATCCTATTCCACCAAGAATAAATCTATCTGGTACACCTTTAAATGAGACTATTGTTGCTTTGAATAAAGTTCTTCCAAAGTTTAAAAAGGAGACTGGTGTTCAAAAAGTTCAATGTGTTATCCTTACTGATGGTGAAGCGAATCATCTCCCTAAGCATAAGTTAGTAGAACGTCGTTGGGAAGATACACCATACCTAGGAACTAATTCTATCAATGCAGTACGTGACCATCTACGTAATCGTAAGAATGGTAGAACATATAGAATTAAGCATTCATGGAATGAGTTTACAGGTACTCTTATAGAGTATGTAAAGGATAGCAATCCAGGTATCAACTTCATTGGTATTAGACTTCTTGCTCCTCGTGATGCTGGATACTTTATTGATCGTTACTGTGGATGGAATAGTCCAGAAGCACTTAAATCAAAAGCACAATGGAAAAAGACTAAGAGTTTCTCTATGGAACTTGATGGATATAATAAGTACTTTGGTTTATCTTCTGCTACTCTTGCCCAAGATGATGAGTTTGAAGTAAAAGAAGATGCAACCAAGGCAGAGATCAAAAGAGCATTCTTTAAATCTTTGAAGACTAAAAAACTAAACAAGAAAGTCTTAGGGGAATTCGTGGACTTAATCGCATGATAAACCAGTTGAAAAACTGGTACACCTCCTATATACTCCTATATTGTAAGAGTATATAATGTATATAACAAAACAAATACATCATTATGCCTTTTGAAATTAAAATGACTGAAGACCAAATCAAAGATGGTTTAAAGAAGACATACGGTACAGAATTTACTGCTGCCGATATTCGTGCCTTCTGTGCTATGAATGATATTGGTTATCAGACAGTCACTAAGAAACTACTTAAGCATAAAGTAGAGAAGGGTAAATGGAATTTGGAAGTTACTACAAGAGCAGTTGAGAACATTGAACGTTCATTCAAAGCACCTGCTGCTCCAGTTACTACTGCTCCTGTAGTTCAAAATCTTATCCCAGAGAAGGATTCAACTTTTGTTAAGTTTGGGAACTTCAATGATGTTAAGAAGATTATTCAATCCAAGTTGTTTTATCCAACATTCATTACTGGTCTATCTGGTAATGGTAAAACATTCAGCGTCGAACAGGCGTGTGCTCAATTAGGAAGGGAGTTAATTCGTGTCAACATCACAGTCGAAACGGATGAAGATGATCTCATTGGTGGTTTCCGTCTTATTGATGGTAGCACTGTCTGGCACAACGGTCCTGTTGTCGAAGCACTCGAAAGAGGGGCAATACTGCTTTTGGATGAAGTTGATCTTGCCTCTAACAAGATCTTGTGTCTCCAGTCAATCCTAGAAGGTAAAGGAGTATTCCTTAAGAAGATTGGTAAGTTTGTAAAACCTACTAAAGGATTTAACATTCTTGCTACTGCTAATACAAAGGGCAAGGGATCTGATGATGGTAGATTCATAGGAACTAATGTTCTTAATGAAGCATTCCTAGAAAGATTCTGTGTTACCTTTGAACAACAGTATCCTTCACCTACAACTGAATATAAGATTCTTGTAGGAAAGGCAATAGAAGTTGGTCTTGCTAATGGTGATGCTGAACTTAATCAACACTCTGACTTTTGTCAGCGTCTTGTAGACTGGGCAGACATTATTCGTAAGACATTCTATGATGGTGGCATTGATGAAGTTATTAGTACTCGTCGCTTGACACATATCATCCGTGCGTTTAGTATCTTCAATAACAAGGAGAAGGCAGTTAACATGTGTCTTAATAGATTCGATGATGAGACTAAGCAGTCCTTCTTAGAACTCTATGATAAAGTTGATCCTGACTTCGCACCAGCAGAAGATGGACAAGAAGACGAATCCTTGATATAATATTAGGAGAAAAGAATGTCTACTATGAGTGATGAGAATAGAGTAACTCCTCAAGAATCTGATGAGTATGATCCACCAAAAGCAAAAGATGCTAATAGGATCACCTCATTAGAAAGTGAGGATTATGATCTAACCAATCCTGAACCAAAGCATTCTAAGTATTGGTATGATTACAATCGTAATGATCCTGACGCAAAGAATCCATTTACAGATGCCTTTGATTATGCAATGGGTGAAGCAGTAGTTAGTGGTGCAGCAGCAGACACTATCAACATTGATACTAGTGGTTTTGATCTTTATGGAAAAGATTTGGACAAAAACGTAGTTACCTTTGGTGTTGATACACCTACTGGTGTGGCAGATACTGTAGAGTTTACTCTACCAACCAACACAGCTTTTCTTGGAGATGAAGAAAAACCAAAACCAGATCTGAAGTTCAAGTCACACAAGTATCAAGAAGATAAAGGTATTGCAGATCTTAAAGATTATGTCTCTTCCACTTATAAGGGACATTATACAAATAACAATTCTGATACCCAAACTCTAGATCTTATTCATTCTGTCGGTGATGCAGAATCATTCTGTCGCTCTAATGCAATTAAGTATTTGAGTCGCTATGATAAGAAGGGATCTGCAAAACAGGATATACTAAAAGCAATGCATTATTGCTTACTCCTTTATTACTTCAGTGGTAACACTAAAGAACCTGATTACACTAACACTCGTTATGAAACTTTCTGATAAAACTGTCAATCTACTTAAGAATTTTAGCAACATAAATCAATCTATTCTTTTTAAAGAGGGTAGTAAACTTCGCACAATCTCTGTAATGAAGAACATTCTTGCAGAAGCAGAAGTAAATGAAAAATTCCCAAAGGATTTTGGGATATATGATTTGAACCAATTCCTTAATGGTATGGGTTTACATCAGAATCCAGATTTGGATTTTGAGAATGATGGTCATGTGGTTATTAAAGAAGGTAGGATGAGATCCAAATACTTCTTTGCTGATCCTAGTGTAATAGTTACACCACCAGATAAGAATTTAGATCTTCCTAGTGAGGATGTATCATTTGAATTAAATACACAACAGTTGGATCGTTTGCTTAAGGCAGCAGCAATTTATCAGTTACCAGACTTGGCAGTCGTTGGTGAGAATGGTGTAGTAAGAATTGTTGTTAGGGATAAGAAGAATGATACTTCTAATGATTTTGCCATTACAGTTGGTGAGACAAAGGATGTATTCAACTTCAACTTCAAAGTAGAGAATATTAAGATTATTCCTGGTACTTATGAGGTTGTTGTATCTAAGAAACTATTGTCTAGGTTTAAGTGTAAGGATTATGATCTTACATACTTTATTGCACTAGAACCTGATTCATCTTTTGGTTAATGAGAAATTCTATCCTCTATGGTGATTGTAGAGAGACGTTAAAACAGTTTGCTTCATATACAGATAAGGCGAGGATGTGTGTAACGTCACCGCCTTATTATGGTCTTAGGGACTATGGTGGTGAAGACAATCAGATAGGTCAGGAACAGTCACCAGAAGACTTCATAAAAAATTTAGTTGAAGTATTTGGATTGGTAAGAGATTGCCTAACAGATGATGGAACATTGTGGGTTAACATAGGTGATAGTTATTATAATTATAGACCTGGTAAAGGTCAGGCATATCCTAAACAATCAGTAAGTAAGACCAAACAAGACCTACCAGATAAGTGTAACAAAAGAGGTAATAAACTAGAAGGATTAAAAGAGAAGGATCTAATTGGTATACCGTGGATGCTTGCATTTGCATTGAGAGCAGATGGGTGGTATTTACGTCAGGACATTATATGGCATAAACCTAATCCTATGCCTGAGTCAGTTAGAGATAGGTGTACCAAATCACATGAGTATATCTTTTTACTCAGTAAAAATAAAAAATATTATTATGATAATGAAGCAATTAAAGAACCAGCAAAAGACTGGGGTACTAGGGATCGTAGTAAAGGTAAGTATCATAATGCTGGCACTGGTCTATCCCCTCACACAGGGTTAACTAAGAGTTATCCAAAGAAGAATAAAAGATCTGTTTGGAGAGTAACTAACAAACCATTTAAGGGTGCTCACTTTGCAGTGTATCCACCTGATCTTATTGAACCATGTATAAAGGCAGGTAGTCAAAGTGGGGATATTATATTAGATCCATTTATGGGATCTGGGACAACTGCTAGGGTTGCAAGGTCACTAAATAGGGATTACATTGGATGTGAACTACATAAAGATTATCGTGACTTAATAGAGATACCATCTCTAGATGGGTTAATTGAAAAATGATTAAAGTATGGAGGATTTGGAAGTATGCCTTGGGAAGTTTCGAGGATAATAAGACTGCAAAGTATGATAATGCAGTATGCGTTATTCGCAGCGTTATCTTTGTCAGTTATCTTGTTACTAATTGTTTTATTACTGCTGGTGTAATCAGACACTGGAACCCACCTAATTATGTACAAAGTATGCGGACAAGATGATTCCTATCCTAGGAACATCGTATTTGAAAGAGAATATGAAGATTGGACAGATGCTCAAGATAAAGCTGTCCAATTGCTTGAAGATGATGTAGAATGGGTTCAGATCCTTATAGGGGATACTGATGCTTGGGGTATGCTCCAAGAGTTAAATCTAGAGAGAGGTATTAAAGATGATACCTTTAGTACTCATACTCTAGCACCATATTATGTGAGACTGAGAAATTATGAGGGATGAATTCCTTTGGGTTGAGAAGTATCGACCTAAGACAATTGAAGAATGTATTTTACCTGAGAGTATCAAGAAAACTTTTCTTGAGTTCTTAGAGGCAGGAGAAGTACCAAACTTACTTCTTTCTGGTCCCGCAGGGTGTGGTAAGACAACAGTTGCTAAAGCACTGTGTAACGAATTAGGAGTAGACTCTTATGTCATTAACGGATCGGATGAAGGCAGGTTTCTTGACACTGTTAGGAACAACGCCAAAAACTTCGCAGCAACAGTCTCTTTATCGTCTGAGGCAAAGCATAAAGTCATCATCATCGACGAAGCAGACAATACCACTGCCGACGTACAACTCCTTCTTAGAGCGAGTATTGAGGAATTCTCAAACAACTGTAGATTCATCTTTACCTGCAACTACAAAAACAAAATCATTGAGCCCCTCCATTCGAGATGCTCAGTTATCGAGTTCTCAATCGCAGGAAAACAAAAACCAGCAATCGCTGGACAATTCTTCGCAAGACTTAATACCATCTTGGAACAAGAACGGGTTGAGTCCGATAAGAAAGTCCTCGCAGAACTCATCAACAAACACTTCCCCGATTGGAGAAGAGTCCTCAACGAGTGTCAACGATACTCAGTAAGTGGGAAGATAGATTCTGCAATTCTTGCAACCTTTGGGGATGTAAAGACTGAGGATCTAATCAAACAATTAAAGACTAAGAATTTTACGGAAGTCCGTAAATGGGTAGTTCAGAATCTGGACAATGATCCTGCTCTTATTCTTAGAAGAATCTACGATTGTATGTACGATTCTTTGGAACCTAGCAGCATACCTGCCGCAGTTCTGATCATTGCAAAATATCAATATCAGATAGCGTTTGTTGCAGATCAAGAGATTAATCTCATGGCGGCATTAACCGAACTAATGTGTGAATGTAAATTCAAATGACTGAACCAAGAAACAGAAATGAGATGAACGTTAAAGTTGTTCGTCTAGTCACAACAGAAGATGTTGTAGCAGATTTAGTAGAAGAGACTGATGATTCAGTTACTATTCGTGGGGGAATTGTAGCAGTTCCAACTAAGGATGGTAACATTGGATTTGCATCATGGACTCCTCTTCTTGCTAGTCCTGTTGAGGACATAACAATTAGCAAGAGTAATATTGTTTATGTTGGTGATCCTAACCCTGCGTTAATAGATCATTACGTAAATCAGTTTAGCAAAATTGTAACTCCTGACTCTATACAAGACGGTATTATTGTTCCCTAATGATTGACATTAACCTTTGTGATTTGAATAGTTTTTTTGGTTGTGTTGA